CAAGCGAGCATCGCTCTTCTGAATCGCCAACGCGAGCCGTTGGTTCGCTTGCTGTCCTACCTCAGCCAGAACATTGTCGAGCGGATTTTCTTCCCGACTGACCACGACTTCGAAGAGGCTTCGGAGTATGGTGTGCCGCGTGGAGTCCGCCTTGGAGCTCCGTTCTCGCTGGGTTTCGACTTCAAGTGGTACGACCTGGCCATCCGGTACACCTGGATGTTCCTGGCCGACGCGTCGCAAGACCAAGTGAGGGCTCTGAACGCTTCGGCGCTCGAGGCTTCGGTGAGGTTGCAGTTCAACAAGGTGCTCAAGGCGATCTTCAACAACGTCGACCGCACAAGCACCAACCCGAACAACAACGTTGCCATCAACGTTTACCCCTTCTACAACGCGGACGGCATGGTTCCGCCGACGTACAAGGGTACGACGTTCGCCGGCTCCCACACCCACTACTACTCAAGTGGTGGTGCGACGATCACGCCTGTCAACATCCAGACGCTGGAGACGGATCTCTACTCGCACGGTTACCGCAACGTCGAGGGTTACACCCTCATGCTGTTGGTCAACCGCGTCGAGGGTCTAGTGATCCGAGGCTTCAGGGCTGGTACGGCGAGTGCGATCTACGACTTCATTCCCGGGCCGAACTTCGGCGGCGGAGTCTACATGCCTGCAAGCTTGGGCATCGTCGGCCAACCGGTCCCGACAGCTCCGGCAGGATTGAACTCCATTGGGACTTACGGTCCCTTCTCGATCGTCGAGGAGGACTACATCCCGGCCGGCTACGTCGTTGCACTCGCAACAGGCGGAGAGTTCAACATGGGCAACCCGGTTGGCATCCGTGAACACCAGCGCTCCGACCTTCGTGGTCTTCAGCTGGTGGCCGGCCCCGACGACGACTACCCGCTCACGGAGTCGTACTACCGCCAGGGTCTGGGCACGGGAGTTCGGCAGCGAGGCGGTGGGGCAGTCATGAGGATCAGCGCCTCGGCCTACGCGATCCCGGCGGCCTACGCCTGATCGGGACTGATTTCGCTGTTGGTGTGGAGTAGCCTGAGGCTTAGTTTTCGAGAATAGCCAAAACCTGCTCCACACCTACGCGAAGAAAGGAAGTCATGGCGCTTTACACGCCAGTCAATCCCGATCTCGCTGGCGCTGCTCCGAACTTGGTGGCAGTGTCTGCGTCCGACACGTTTCAGAACAACGGCAAAGCCTTGCTCCACGTTAAGAACGGCAACGCGGCAGCCTGTTCAGTAGTCATCGCCTCACCTGGATCTACTGCACCGCCGAATGCGACGGCGTTTACTCCAGCAGTGACAGTCTCGGTGCCGGCGACAACTGGTGAAAGGTACATCGGTCCGTTCGATCCCAGTCGGTTCAACGATGCCAATGGCATCGTGACAGTGACCTACTCAGTAACCCCGACGGTGACTGCTGAAGTCATCGACGTCGCCTAAGGAGACGGCATGACAACGGAAATGACACCGGAAGAGGTCAAGTCGAAGGCAGAAAAGCGAGGTGTCAACCACCTGAGCAAGGACGAAGTGAGGTTTGGTCTCGAATACGACCTCTTCACTGAGTCCCAGATCGTCGACGACCTTGGTCTCGACACTCCAGCCAAGGTGCAGGCAGTCCTTGCCGGCGATGACCCGTTCGATCCTGCCATGGTGCAGGCGTCGGGCAATCATCTGACACTGACTGAGGAAGAGGTCAAGCTCATCGAGCGTCGACGCAAGCGGGCTGAGAATGAAGACCCGCCGACGATCAAGGTTGGCACAGCCGTCGACGAAGAGGGTGGTAGCTACGAGGACATGACCAACGACGAGCTTCGAACCGAAATCGCCTCTCGCAACGAGAGTCGTGACGAAGCAAACAAGCTTTCGATCGACGGTCGCAAAGCAGACCTCGTTGACACTCTCGAGGCTGACGACAGCGCTGCTGCGGCAGTCGAGTAGAGGGAAGAGGGCATGGCAAACGTGACCGACGCGGATCGATTAAGAGCTCTTGTGGGCGAAGCGATTCCCGAGACGGGCACAGCCGCTGACACCCTCTTCACCTCAGTCGAGATCCAGGATCTTCTGGCTCGCAACGGCGACGTTGAGAAGGCTTTGGGCGAAGCTTGGGAGATGAAGGCTGGTAAGTTGTCCGATCTGGTGGACATCCAGGACGGGGACCAGCGGCGTTCACTCTCCCAAGCTCACGCTCAAGCGCTAAGGATGGCGAAGTGGTATTACGATCGAGGTCAGGTCGGAATCGCAAAGACAAGAATCCATCGCATCCAGCGTGAAGGGTTCCAGGGATGAAAGAGGTTGAGCGCATCGTTCAGACTCGCAACACTGCTGAGTTCATCGCTGCGCACTCCATGACTGTTCGGTTTCATCGCACACTGGTAGAACCTAACCGTCGGGGAGGGATTCAGCAAAGTGCTGAGTTTTGGACTAAGCTTCAGACAGTTCGCTTTGTTGAGGCTAAGCAGCGAAAGCGCCGCTCCGGCCTGAGCGAAACCACTGCTGGACGCATGAGTCGAGAACACGACATCGTGATCGCCATGCCCAGTGCTGACATCAAGGCCGGCGATGAGTTTGATCGAGAAGATGTGGTGTGGAAGGTTACTCGCACCACACCCAAGCCGTACGAACTCATCGCTGAGGTCGACATCAAGGGGTCATCTGATGGCTAAAGGAGGGGTGCACTGGTTCTACAACAGCCTCACTCCCAAGTTGGCCCTGTTTTCAGTCGCTGCAGACGCTGGTCTCGCCATCTACGTAGATGACCGGGCTCAAGATGTGCAGGACTACGCACAAGAGAACGCGCCGTGGGAGGATAGAACGGGCGCAGCTCGTGATGGGTTGACCGCAGAAGCTCATCATAACTTCGGTCACTACTACATCGACCTTTTCCACACCGTGGACTATGGTATCTGGCTTGAGATTCGTTGGGATGGTCGGTACGCCATCATCCAGCCAACCCTCGAGCATTTCGGACCCATGCTCATGGCTGATCTATCCTGGGACGAGGTTTTGTACTATGGCCTTTGAGTTGCGAGAAGCAATCACTCAAGCGCTGATCAAGGAAGGTACGGAACTGTCTGGGCTCATCAACGACAGAGTCTTTCAGTCCTCTTCGTTGGCGATACAGGCAGCACGGCCCTTCGTTGTCGCTAAGTTGGGTGTGGTCAATGCTGCGGGGTGGCGGGACGGGCCCACCTGGCGCATGGGCGAACTCTGGGTTCACGATGAGCCTGGAGACTATTACACGATCGACCGCATCATCGAGCTTGCTAAGGCCGCATTCCACGAGCTCAAGAACGAGGACAACTTCCTCGAAGCTCGCTTTGTCAGTGTCACGCCGGATCTCGACGATCCCGAGCTCGGCACCATTCTTCGCGTCGCACGCTTCCAGTGGGCGCTAACTAACTAAGGAGCATCATGCTTGTTAAGTACACCGGTTCTGAGGACTATCGAGTTCTCGCCTATGGTGATGTCCAAGGTGGTGCTGAGGACGAAGAGCCTTGGGTAACTACTTGGGCTAAGGTCGAAGGCCACGTGCAGGACATGCCTGACGAGGTAGGTCAGCGCATCATCGACCAGATCTCAATGTTCCGCGTAGCGGACGACGACGAGGTCGATCAGTACCACCAGTACCTTGTCGCACAGAAGCGAGTCGCTGAGGCGGAAGCTTATCGCGTCGAACGCGCAATGAGCGATCAATCGGAATCATCTGTCGAGCCTGAGGTTGATTCAGGATTGATGGATGAAGTCGATGAAGCAACTGATCAAGACGACGATCTTTAAGCCTTAAGGAGTCGTCAGGATGCAGCTTCGATGCGACCATAAACTGCACGGCCTCGTGCTCGATGACGGTCGCGTCGAGTTCAAGTGCAACAGTGTTTTCTGCGGCGCCGAGCCCGGTGTAGTGGTGCTGCACAAGATCGATCTCCACACGGGGGCCGTGGAGACGACGAAGTACAAAGAGCCCCCACGACCAAGAGGAGATGTGAATGGCGATCGCAACAACCGCTCTCCCATACGGGATGAGGGACGTTCGCCTCACTCCAGTAGCCGATGACGGATCGCTTGGTACTCCTGTCGATCTTCCTGCAGCTCAAACTCTGTCCTTCTCGGAGGCTGAAGAGTTCGAAGAGTTGAGGGGCGACGACGCGATCATTGCGATTCGTGGCAAGGGTCCGAAAGTTGAGTGGACTCTCGAAGCAGGTGGTATTTCGCTGGGCGCCTACAAGGTGATCGCCGGCGGAACACTCACCCTCACTGGCACCACACCGAACCAGATTCGGAAAGTCTCGAAGCTGGTCACCGATGTTCGCCCGTACTTCAAGGCGGAAGGTCAGTCGATCTCTGACAGCGGAGGCGACTTCCACTCCATCTTGTACAAGGCTCGGGCAGCCACCAACATCGAAGGCGGTCACGCCGACGGTACTTTCTGGATCACGAAGTGCGGTGGCACAGCAATCGGTCGCATCAGCGACGGTGCGTTGTACGACTTCGTCCAGAACGAAACAGCGGTTGCGATTCCGTAACTGCTCAACAGGGAACAGGAACCCAAGGAGGTCGTTTCCCGATGACAACTCAAGGTCCTACATCAGCTCAAAACTGGAAGGGTCGTCGCACACCCGAAGGCCACGAAGTTCAAGTGCCCAGCGGCAACGTCGCCCTCTGCCGTCGACCCGGTCTCGACACTTTCATGAAGCTGGGCATGATTCCGAACAGCCTGCTGGGCATCATTCAGGTCAACATCCAGAAGGCTCAGACAGGTGAAGCGCCAAGCAACGACGACATCGGTGCTCAGATGGCGAAGTTGGTCGAAGATCCCACTAAGTTGGTGGACGTGCTCGACTTCGCTGATAGGGTCGTCTGCTTCATCTGCATTGCTCCTAAGGTTCAAATGCCGCCCGAAGAGGGTGTGGAGCGAGACCTAGATGTTCTCTATGCCGACGAAGTCGACATGGAAGACAAGATGTTCCTCTTCCAATGGGCTGTTGGAGGTACTGAGTCCGTCGAAACCTTTCGTGCAGAAACGGGACCGAGTCTGGGAACTGCACACAACAGCCAAAACGTGGTCGACGCGACCCAGTAGCCTGCTTGAGATCGAGGATCCTTACACAGCTTACTGTGTCGATGAGGCTGTCGCTGCCTGGGGGAACTTCGTTGAGAACGAGCTCGCTAGCGTGGAGGGTAAAACATCCGAAGAAGTCGCACGTAAGCAAGTGGCTCGCCTGGATCAGTTGCTAGGCAGACAACAAGCCAAAGGTCGGTTCCGTGATCCAGCAGACATGTTCAACACCTAGCAGGACTGATGCCTGGTAACTCACGCAAAACTTCTCAAGTACCTGATTGCTCGGGTTCGCCAAGCCTTGTTCTCCAGGTACCCCAATGCTCGATTACAGCTGACGCAAAGAAGTTTTCTTACCTCATCAGTTTCGTGATCGTGATCCACTACGAGTCTTTCGTAGTGGCGCAGGCACAAAGGACAGATTCCTTCCTGCTTCGCATATTGTTCCCTATAGCCATCGTATCCATAAGTCTGCTGTCGATGACGTTCCGCTCTGCATTCTTTGCAGTAAGGGTGGTAGTTACTCAGTGGGTTTCGACGGCCCTTTCTACCTGGTTTGAGGGCTCGATGACCAAACTGAGAAACGGGTTTGGTTTTATGGCAGGATGCACAAGTCTTGTTCATACATGGCTATCCTATCATGTGATAGGAATCCTGTCAAATCGAGGGGGTGTTTATCATCCCAGGTAACTACGATCTCGGGACAGCAAAAGGCGTCATCGAGCTGGATGCGTCGTCTCTAGGACGAGCGTCAGCTGCACTCAGGGCTACAGGGCTTGCATTTACAGCAGTTGGCATAGCGGCAGTTGCTGCGTTTGGTTACGCAGTTGCTAAGGCTGCTACGTTCGAGCAGGTGATGTCCGGCGCTCAGTCAGCGTTGGGCGTCACCAACAAGCAGATGGAGATAGTCAAGAAGACTGCGCTTGACCTCGGCGCAAACTCCATCTACGGTGCTACGAACGTTGCTCGGGCGATCGAAAGTTTAGCGTTTGCTGGTTTGACGGTCCAAGAGATCGTCGGGGGTGCGGCGAAAGCTACTATCGACTTGGCTCAGGCGTCAGGCGGTTTGATCTCTCTAGATGAGGCGGGTCGAACTGTCGCTAACACGATGAGGACGTTTGGCCTCAGCGCTAAGGATGCAACTCACATCGCTAACGAGTTGGCCGGCGCTGCGAACAAGTCCACCATCGACATCGGTGACATGGTCACCTCCTTCCGCTACGTTGGTCCGGTCGCCCACACAGCCGGACTAGGCATCGACGACATGGCCGTCGCATTAGCCATGCTTGGAGATAGAGGGATTAGAGGATCCACTGCAGGCACCTCGTTGAGAGGCGTGCTACTGGGGCTTGTCAATCCCTCCGATAAGGCGAGAGGCGTTCTCGAAGATCTTGGCATTGTCACCGCTGAGGGTGCCAACATCATGTTCGACGCATCCGGCAAGATGAAGTCTTTTGCCGAAGTCGCCCAAATCCTCCAAGACCACACCAAATCACTCACACG